GAAATTAAGAAGGCTCCACGTGCTGATCTCTATGAGACTCAGACGCGTGAGTTTAAGAATTTCCTCTCGTTAATGAAATCCAAAATATAATAGGAGAGTCAATCATGGCTGATCAATTAGTAGACCAGGATGTAGAGCTCGACGAGGGAATCGAAGAAGCTCACGATCCAAAAAACGCTGAAGCACAAAGTGTGGCAAGCGTTGACAAAGCTGAAGACGCTGGTCCCAAAGCGAAAGCTCGTAAAGGGGACAAGAAGAACAGTGAACCAATGCAAAAGAAAGTTGCTCCGGCACCTGGCATGAAGGCAGAAGACGTACAGTTCGATGGAGATTTTAGTGAAGACCTAAACGCTCTGGTGGAATCTGAAGCTACTCTTTCAGAAGAGTTTAAAGCTAAAACGGCAGTAATCTTTGAAGCAGCGGTAAAATCTAAGATCTCAGAAGAAGTAGATCGTTTAGAGGCAGAATATGCTGAGCAATTAGCAGAAGAAGTCGCAACAACGAAAACTGATCTTGTTGAGAAAGTAGATAGCTACCTTAATTATGTAGTTGAACAATGGGTAGAAGACAACAAAGTTGCAATCCAATCTGGCCTACGTGCTGAGATTGCAGAAGGTTTCATGAATAGCTTGAAAGATCTATTTGTAGAATCTTATGTCGAAGTACCTGAATCCAAAGTTGACCTAGTTGACGAGTTGGCTACAACCAACGAAGCTTTAGAAGCACAAGTCAATGAAGCAACATCAAATGCTATGGAACTTGCGGAAGAGTTAGTGTCATATAAACGTGCAGCGATCATTCGCGAATCGTCTAAAGATCTAGCTGATACACAAGTCGAAAAGCTAACATCACTTGCAGAATCTATCGATTTTGAAAGCGAAGCATCTTTCTCACAGAAAGTAGCGACACTTAAAGAGTCATATTTTTCAAAAGTAAAAACCGCGGAATCTATCGTAGAGGATACAGACGCTTCAGATGATACTGAAGTAAATGCATCTCCAATGATGGAATCGTACCTACAAGCAATCAGAAAAGCAAATAAGTAAGGAGATCCAATAATGGATTCATATGATCGTCTCGTTGAGAAATGGTCTCCAGTATTAAATGAAGATACTGCAGGCAAAATCTCAGACAACCACAAGCGCAGCGTAACAGCTGTTATTCTTGAAAACACAGAAAAAGCATTAGGTGAGCAAGCTGCTCAAAACCACATGCTTACAGAAGATGCAGCTGCAAACAACACATCAGTTGCTGCTAACTGGAACCCTGTACTAATCTCACTAGTACGTCGTGCTATGCCAAACATGATGGCATATGACGTATGTGGTGTGCAGCCAATGTCAGGTCCAACAGGCTTAATCTTCTCAATGAAGTCTAAGTACAAAACAGCACGTGCTGGCGCGTCTGTAAACGACGAAGCATTGTTCGGCGAAGCCATCTCTGGTTTCTCAGGCGACTCTGCTGGCACACAAGGTGCAGACCCATCTGGTCTAGGTACTTTAGCTGCTGTTGACTCAGCTGGTTCAGCTCCAACATTTGGTGGTGGCATGACTACTGCAAATGCAGAGCAATTAGGCACAACTGGTGAATCAGCATTTGCTGAAATGGGCTTCACAATTGAGAAATCAACAGTGACAGCGCAATCACGTGCATTGAAAGCTGAATACACACTAGAACTAGCACAAGACTTGAAAGCAATTCACGGCTTAGACGCTGAAACAGAATTAGCTAACATCTTGTCAACAGAAATCTTAGCTGAGATTAACCGCGAAGTAATTCGTACAATCAACAGCCAAGCTAAAACTGGTGCAACAACTGGAAACATCACAACTGCAGGTATCTTCGATCTTGCATCAGATGCAGACGGTCGTTGGTCAGCTGAGAAGTTCAAAGGTCTAGTTGTACAGTTAGAGCGTGAAGCTAACCAAATCGCAAAAGACACACGTAGAGGTAAAGGTAACGTAGTAATCTGTTCATCAGATGTTGCTACAGCACTAACAGCTTCTGGTATGTTGGATTACACTCCTGCAATGTCAGTTAACTTGCAAGTAGATGACACAGGCAATACATTTGCTGGTGTTCTTAATGGACGTACAAAAGTGTACATCGATCCATATGCAACAACTGATTACATCACTGTAGGTTATAAGGGTACAAACCCATATGACGCAGGTGTATTCTACTGTCCATACGTACCATTAACAATGGTTCGTGCAGTTGGCGAAAATGATTTCCAACCACGTATCGGGTTCAAAACTCGTTACGGAATGGCATCAAACCCATACGTAGGTGCAACTCCTGCAAATGGTCTAGCAGCTGTTAAGACTAACCAGTACTACCGTATCATGCGTGTAGACAACATTCTGGACTAAACATAAAAAAAAGG